TCGGCATTGTTGAACAGGCGCCAGCTTGACCACGTTGGGCTAGATGCTGGATTGTCCTCAGTGGTGCGGATGTAGAGCTTTACATCGCAGCCGGTTGGGGCAGCACCGTCAAAATCCTTGATGGCATCGAAATCTGTGATGTCATCCACGCGGTCGGCGTAGGGATAGAACGAGCGAGCCCGCAAAGTGCTGTTGAGCTTGACACTAAAGACATCGCTCAACGTGATCGGGTTGTTTTCTAGGTAATACGTGCCAGTTTTATTCAGTGTTGCATCGCCTTCAAGCACCAGCTTGCCGTCAATCGAAGTTGGCTCTTCCTCGCCTTCCTGTAAGAAGGTATCAATGCCACTTTCAAACAACAGCTCTGAGGTATCTTCGGCGGTGATGATGCCAAGCGAGTTACGGGTGCTTGTGCCGTCTTCACACAAAATATAAGTTCCATCCTCAGCCAGAAAATCACCAGCGGATGCTGTTTGACCACCATCGGGTGCTAGTCCAAGCTCTCCCAGGTCGGTATCAACAACAAGATTAGTTTTTGTGCCAGGGAATGTTGAGTCTTCCTGTTGGCTATCGACGTTCACCAGATCCTCAAGGTCCGGCTTGGTGAACTCAATCAGCGCAGCATTGATACTTTCCCGACCGCCTGAATCAACAAACTTAGCGAGATATGTTCCGGTTTTGAGGTCAGCGTAAGCCTCAGTGGCACTACCGGCAAGATCCTGAGAAATGCTGGTAGATGTTGCCCAAGAGACACCAGAAAGATCAGGGGAGTGGCGAATGCGGACATAACCACCAACGCGAACATCAAGTTCAGTTGATTGCGTCCATGTCAGCCTGGCTTGCCCATTCACCGGAATCATGCTGAAACCGGACACCGCCTGCGGTGCTGCCGTATTGCCTGCAATGTTCTGAATCAGTTCGCCAGGTCCAGACCGTTTACCTAGCGCCGAAATAGCGGTTACCCGAAATGTGAATCTGCCCGTTTCGTCAGTCAGGAACGTAAGGTTGTTATATGGCGTATCTCCAACGGTGAAGAAACTAAGGCTATTGGCGGTTTTATACGAAACCTGATAACCAGTGGCTCCATCAACGTTGCGCCAGGAGATTTCAAGTTCTGTCGTTACTCGGTTTCCAGATTCAACCAATCGCTCACTGACACTGATGCCAGCAGGCGGCTCGGGTGTTTGATTAAGGGTTGTAATATCACGCGGCTGCAATGCAAGATTATTTTCAACGTATCCATATTTACTTGTGTTGTGCTCTAGCGCCGTAATTTTATAGTTTTCACCATCCTCAGTGACGCTAATTACGCGAAATAATTGAGCAACAACTGCATTTGTTTCAATAATAAATAAGGTTTGAGTTGCTGGGGCGCTGCTAAATGCCGTCGAGACAGTAACAGTCTTTGCATCAAAATCACCGCTTTGAATTGTCCGCTGCTCAACGCGGCCATCGGTCATTACAACGGTAATCGTGTCACCAGGAGTCGTGGCAATGCTTTGGTCCAGCGTTAGAACTGTTGTTGTTGCGCTGGCAATGCGACCACCCTTGCGGGCACCTGCACGCATCTGGTCGGCAATTTTGATGATCTGCCCAGGGCGAACAATCGCACCATCCAAGCCAACAGTAAAAGTACAAGTGCTCGTTTCTTGCTGTTCGGAATACAACAGCCAGCGACCTAAGCGGTTTGCTTGACCACGGCTTGTGCAGCCAAATGCCGCCATCCGCACTTCAACAATGCCGTATTTGGCAATTGCCGCTTCATCAGAAACATATTCAACGCGCTGTTGATATGCCTGCTCAGGATCATTCCAAGTAACCAGAGCAACGGTATGACGAGCTTTTAGGCTGCTGCCTTCGTAATTAAAGACGCCTTCGATGACATTGCCGTTGTTGAATAATGCGGCGGCATCCTTGGGGCTGTCCTGTGTGAAGGCAATCTGACCAGCGGACCAATAAGCCATGCCACGAAAACACGAGGCAAAATCCTGAATAACGTTGAACGCCTCTTCTCTGCTTTGTAGATAGACATTGCATAGAAAGCGAGGTTCGGTGCCACCTTCGCCATCTGGAACTGATTCATTGCAGTATTTACTGATTTCGTACAGCGTCCATTTGTCAACCTGTGTACTGGAAACAAAGCGCCCCAAACCATATCTGCTTGACAGCAAAAGATCCCGCATAATCCATGCAGGGTCGGCGCACCATGCGAGCTGAAAATTACCATTCCAAACGCCTGAATAAGTCAGGCTGCCGTCATCATTGACCGTGGCATTAGTCGGAATTTGAACTTTGACGCCTTTAATGTCATACGAACGCGTTGGGATTGCTTGAAACTGAGAAGCCTCAAATCGCAAACCAACCAAGGCGGTCAATGGATAACGCAATTTGGCGTCAATAATTTCCGTATAACCCGCAAAGGTCATCAACCGGACATTGTTGGTATTGTCATTAACTCCAGAAACGCGGCGAACTTTGATGTCCCAAGGAGCAGAGCCTGTTAGTTCAATTCTGTGGCTGCGTTCGTAGGGACTCGTGCATTTGCCATTGACGGTGGTATTCAATACCTCAACGTAACCACCACCATCTGATTGCACATCAATGGCATAACCGATTGACGTAGCCTTCAGACCATTGTCAACTCGATAGATTTGGTTAAATGCAAGCCGGACGACAACGGCATCAACATCGCTATCTGTAATAGTTCGAACGACTGAATCACCAACGTCGTCGCCAACTGCAGTATTGACATTTACTGCATTTTCATTAGCGGCAAAACCGGAAATGTAGTTCTGGCTTTGCGTGCCTAAGCGGTAAGCAAAATCGTCGTAGGTAAAGTTATCGCTTGCATCTGCATTTTGCAGAGGTGTATCATCAAAATAGATAGATTTTTTAGGATCTTCAGCATCGGCAAAACCTTCAATCTCACCTTCGCTTAGTACGTCAATTAAGCGGATGCTGGATTTGCTGAATAGCGAGTTGGCGTCATCCTCCCGTTGGGCGGCTTGCACCACCACGGTTTGTTGGACATTGACGTTCTGTTGTGGCGCAGGTTGTGAACGGCGACCGCCGCCAGCGCCAGCAATGTACTTAGCCATCAGATGTCCGTCGTGCTAACGCCTGCCGATACCACTACGCTACCGACGCGCATCCGTCCATAACAGACTGGCACCGGATTCCCTTGAGCAGTCAGGTTGACGGCACCGTTGTAGATGTAGCTGGAACGGTTATCAGCGGGATCGTTGCGGGCAGGGTCGAATGAATTCATGCGATCCGTTGTCCCGGTCAGTCCCGGTACGTCTGCTGGCTGAGGTGACAAGAGCTGTGCTGTGCCAGCAAGAATCATGCTGACACCAATAAAACCAACAGCAGTTGCAAAGCCACCACCAACCAGACCCAAGCTCAATGCAGCGCCTGCGCCAGTAGTGCCACCCAATCCTGCGCCAATCCCTAGAAAGCCGCCAGCAGCCGGACCAATCAGAAAGGCAGTCGCAACCAAAGCAACGCCAATCAGGATTTTGCCGACACCGCTCCCGCCAGCACCGGCTAATACTGGTGTAATGCTGATCTCTTCATCAATTCCGGTAGGGTTATGAATCTCATCTAGAGCCTCAATCGCGGTCTTCCCAACCTGGACGATGTAGCCGATGCCGCGCTCGCTAGCAGTAATTAACGCTTGCTGAAATCCTTCGAAATTGGCAGATAACGCCCGAATCGCCTCGGCGGGCGTGTTCAGCTCAAAATTATGGATGCGCCCGAACTGCTTACCCAGTTCACCCCGTAGCACCACTCGCTTCATAGCCGACTCCTATGCCGCAGGACGTGGGTGGTGTTCTTCCGATAATAGCCAGACCACAGATCACGGCTAGAAAGTCGCCGCTCTAGGTGCTGCAAAATCAAGTCGTCGCCAATGTAGATGGCAACGTGGTTCGATACCGGCGAAACAATTTGCATCAGCAAGGCGTCGCCATACTGCGGTTCTGTGTCCTGCGGTAGCTCTACAAAATCCTCGTTAGCAAAGTTTTCAACAAAGGTGTTCATACCTTTGTGCCACCATTCGCCATGGCGTTCATAATCCGCCAGCTCCAAACCCCATTCCTGCTTGTACCAATCGCGTGCCAAGGCGTAGCAGTCCAATGTGCCGTAGCACCATTCCCGACCAATCAACGGTGGCTGCCAGCCTTCCGGCTGATAACTTGCCCAGAGCTTTGTAGGCCAACCAACAATGTGCCAAGGCAAGCCTGATGCTTCCATCGCAGCACGGTCAGCCATGCTCGCCGTTGGTTTCATGTTCGGATGGCTATGCACCACGGCAGTGATAGCCCCAGCATCATCAGCAGCCGCATAGTCCCGTGGCTCCATCACGAAACTCATCTCCTCGGTGGCGATGTTGCGGCATGGCCAGTAACGCTCCTTGCCCTTGACCACGACCACCAACCCACAAGCCTCGCGTGGGTATTCCTGCTCAGCATGTACCTCTGCCGCCGCCTTGGTTTCCGGCTTCATCCAATCAGTCCTGCACTTGGGAAACCGCCATAGGGCAGCTCACCGTTTTCACCAAAGCGCAGTTTGCAGCTACTCAAACGGTGTCCGCAAACATCACGAGCTACATCTGTTACTGAGTTGTCGTTGATGTCGAAATAGCTTGTGCCGGTGTAATTGCAGCCTTCGCCTTTATACGTCCACGGACAAATATTCTGAATAATCTGGCGTCGGGGCAATTTCACCCCAGCAACATCAAAACTGGCAGCAAGCTCAAAACTGACAAGAGCGCGGTTCTCGGCAACCTTGCGGTCAACAACAAACACCTCACGCGGGAACTCAGCGTAAGGATCAGCCGTTGGATTGCTGCCGCTGGTGAAGTTTGCAGCGTCAAGATATTTCTTGAGCGTACGAATCCGCGTAACCGTTGCGCCAACAAGGTCGTTGTACTCAAGCACCAACGTGGTGCCAAGGCTCAACAGGTTGCTGATGCTGATGGTCGGACGTGGAAGCTGACCGCCGCCTTCGTAGGTAAAACCAGTGGCTTCAACCGGATACCGCTGATAGGTGTTGCCACCCCAGACAATGTTGCCACTGATTTGTTCGTTGACACCAGCGTGGAAGCGATAAATCGATGGCACACCAATGCTGCTAGCGGTGCCGTCAAGTTCGAACAGTTCAATGATTGCGCTAGGTGCCAGCTTATTCAGCTCTTCGCCAACGGCGCTGACAGCTTCCCAAACAACAGTGCCATCCTCAATTTCGGCGCCAACAACAACCGGCCAGGGGTCAGGCTCAGTGGTGCCGCTTGTGCCAGCAGTGCTGCATCGAAAAACCAAGCCACTGGTTTGAACCGACGTGGCACGGCGTACATCCCCAACGGCAAAGGCAGTGTTAGCTGACCAAGGAGCAAATGCCATTACGGTTCAAAGACTTGGCGGAAGGTTGCCGTGATCGTTGCGCGATTCAAATAAGGAATGGTTTTAGACCATTCAGCACAAATCCATTTGTACGATGTTGTTTCGTCAAGAGGAGTCCAGTCAAAGGATTCCACCCCAGCGCGTGCGTTTAAAAACGCTTCGATAGTGTCCGAATCTGTCTCAGATACATTCCACGTTAAATCCCATTGTTTTGGATTTTGATTGATGCCAAAAGTCAATCGTTGTTCATAGCCATCGCCAAATTTTGCCGTGCGGACACTGGGGGCATTTGTTTTTTGTGAGCCGTATGTCGGTTGTATGGAAGGGAAGGTAGCCATTAGCTAAGAAGACCTCCAGGACGTTTCTGACGAATCAACTCAGCACGAACAGCCGCGCCAAGAGCTTTGCCAAGTTTATTGGCATTTGGAGCATCGCCCTGAACGCTGCTGCCAGTTGCGTCTACGTTAACAACGATGTTAGAGCTGCCAAAGCTGCCGGATGGTGCGATGCCACCGCTACGCCCTGGCGTGAACAGCTCAGGACCACGCTCCCCAACCAAATAAGAAGACCCTCCACTGACAGACCCACCCATTGCCCTTGCCCCAGCCAACTGAGGCATTGAAAAAGCAGAAGGATTGAATTTGACACTAGGCAGCAAACCAGTTGTCTTTGGTCCGAACAGATTGCTTATTGAATTAATTGCCTGATTGATGACATAGATCTGCAAAAGTTGTCGTGCAATGTCGATCAAGACTCCAGACGCAATCTTGCGGAGACTATTGCCGAAAGATTCAGTGCCAGCAATCAAAGCATCAAACGCGGTCACCATATTTTGTCCGACGACATTGCTGATGCCTTCAGCAAGCAACTTCTGCTGCTCTTGTTCTTTGGTCAGTCGTTTTGAATAATCAAGAACAGACCCATATCCGCTAGCCATGCTTTGCAGCCCAGACAAATAACCGGGAAGGCTATCGATTGCTTGCTGCTGGAACAGAAAAATCTCGCGGTTGTACTGTGCCGTGCTTGCTGCAAGTTGATCCTTAATTCCTTGCAACTTGGCTGCTTTTTCATCTGCAGGCAACGTCTCGTCTCTTTGAATAGCTGCTGCTTCGTGCATCAGTTCAACGCCACGCTTGACCATTTCAAGGCGGAGTTTTTCTGCTGTGTCACGGTTATATTCAGCATTGGCAATGCCGGAAATCAGATTTTGCTGTGATCTGAACAAGCCATTTGCGGCATTGATTGCTTCAAGCTGGCTTTCGCGCTCCTTCTTTGCCTTTGAAGCCTTGGCATCTTCGGCGCCAGTTGCTGCACCAGTATCCAATCCACCTGTCAAGTCTTGAGCTGCCGTGACTTTCCTTCCAGCAGTAAGACCTTTCTGAAGCTCTGCTTGATCACGGCGCAATGCTTGCACCTGCCGATCTAAAGAGGCTCTCTCCCTACCTGTTGCATCGGCTCGCGCTGCTACGGTTTTTGTGATTTTTTGATTAACGACATACAAATCATCATTGGCTTTCTTGATCGCAGCAGCATCACCAGTCGCTGCTCCTTTCGCTGTTTTCTGTGCTTGCGTCTGATAGCTAGCCAGCGCAACTGCTGCAGCCGAGATGCCAGCCGCTAGCGCAACCCACGGTCCAGCAGCGACCAGCGTTGCAACCCCCAAGGCTTTTAGCAGTCCGATTGCTCCAGTGATGACGGGTGCCAACGCAATCAAAGCGGTAGTGATGCCAACAACGCCAGCAACAACAGCCTTCGCCGGACCAGGCAATGCCGCGAACTTCTTAATCAGATCTGTTACCGCAGTCAGCAGCGGCGTGAACGCTGGAAGCAACTGCAGACCAATCGCTTGGGCAAGCTCTGTCTGCGCTTTTTGGAATGCACGCAATCTGCCAGATGCGCTATCGAAAGATGCTTCAAGCACGTCAGCGCCTTTGCTCTTGATGTCCCGCAACGCTTGGATCAGG